CCTAGAAGACGTGCGTTCTTAAAATTACTTGCAACACTAGGTGGTGGTGCAGCTGCATTTAAAACAGGTATTCTAGGATTAGGTGAAGGTACTGGTAAAAAAGCTGTAACTGAAACTGTAAAAAAAGCTGCAGGATCAGGTGAAGTGCCACCGTACTTTTTTAAACTTGTAGATAAAATTAAAACAATGGGTGATGAAACACTTGCTTCACAAGATAAAGCTATAGCTAAAAAATATAAAGACTATGTTATGGAAGAAGACTTTGCCGGCAACATAACAATTATAAAAAAAGATATGAATAACCCATATCCAGAAGAAGTTATCATGAGCTATAAAGTAGATGACGTATCATTACCAAGTGGAAAAGGAATGGCAAAAGTAGACGAGTATGAAGAGTTTACTGTAAGACCAGATGCAGAAGGTAAAATGAAAGATATTGAAGCAGGTGTACCAGATGAAGTTGTTAATGAAGGATCTGTGTTTGAAGATAACATAACAGAGTTTGGAATGACTAAAAAAGCAGATGGCGGTAGAATAGGATTTCAAGAAGGCGGAGGAATTGAATCTAGATTAGAACAACTAGGCGGTGACGTAACTTCTGCTGAACAATTATTACAAGAACTTAATGAAAGAATACAATCAGCTGAATCCAGTGTACCTGAAGGTGGTGGAGCTACAGCACCAGCAGGATCAGGAATATTTGCAGGTCGTCCTATACTTACTGAAATGCCAGGATATAAAGGTCCCCAACCACAAAAACCACTTCAACAATTACAACAAGCAGATCCAAATAGTTCTTTATTAGGGACTTTTCAAAGTCGACCAGAAAACACAACTGGACCAATAACACAATTATTTGGTTCTAATCAAAAAGATGTTGTAGATTTAGAAAAATTATATCCTAACGCAGGACAAAACCAAGTTTTTAATTTTAGACCACCTGAAAATTCTACTCTTCGAGGCGGGATGCAATCACCATTACAAACAGCTTCATCAAATCAAAACCTACAAAAAGCATTACCTGGTTTATTTGCAGACGGCGGTATTGCAAAACTGTTAGGTGAATAATGGAATATAACATAGAAAAAATTCTAGAAATGTATGAGGATGATTACAATCCAAGCTCCACGGTCCCTGGACCACGGAACATGGCTGATGATGTACGAATACCTTTTGGTAAAGGTGGAGATGTCGAAGGATTAAGAACATATTTAAAAAATTTACCAGAAGGTGCTGAAGTTAACGTAAAAGAATTAGCTGAAAAATTTAAAGTTTCAAGAGGCACAGTAAGTCTTAATAGAAAAAATTTAAGACCAGATACAAAAGTTGTTTTTAATTTACCTGGCACAAAAGGTACCGGAACGCTTACAGAAGGAATATTAAAAGCTTACAAAGATTTAAAAAAAGGTAAAAATACTACAACTTTAGATATCTACAATAAAATTAAAAATTTAGATGCTTTTAAAGATTACAATAGAAGAGATTTACTTAACACAATAGGTAAACGATTAAACGCAAATAATAAACCCTATACTCAAACAACAGCAGCTACAGAAGGCGATACGGGTTTTCAAACAACAAAAAAAGAAAAAAGAAAAATTTATTTAGATAAAACAGTTAATCAACCAACACTTGTTTATAAAGCAACTAAACCAGGCGGACCTTCAGAAATAATGAATATTAAGTTTCCTGAAACAGGCAACAACACAAAAGCAAATTTTAAAAAAGCCATAGATAATTATTATTCAATACCAAAAGACGATGCTAAAATAAAAACAGTTAAAAATAAAATAATTAAAGATTTTTTTCCAGACGGATTATCAAATAACAATTGGAACAAACTTGTAGGTTTTTTTAATAAAGAAGAAGATATTGATACTAAAAGACCATACAAATATGGAGATGAAGACTCTCAAAAAGTCTCAAGAGACGAAAGAAAATCTAGAAAAGAAATGTTTAGTGATAAAATATTTGAAGACCGAATTTCAGATGAAAAAAGAAATATTATAAAAGACAAAGGACTTTTAAAAAACCCTAATTTTAAAGCTGGATATGAACCAATAGATTTAGCCCATAGACTTTCATTAAGTTCGTCTGAAAGATTTAATATTCAACAACGAACAGGAACAATAGGTCTTGATAGACCAGTTGTTAACCAAGTTTTTGTAGAATACTACCAAAGTAAATTAAATAAAGTTTATAACTTACAAAGAGATTTAATTGCTAACAAACCTAAAAATTGGAGAAAAAGATTAGAAGCTGCTAATAAGTTAATTACATCTATTGTAAATGATGCTGATAACAGGATTGTTGGCGTAATGATCGATGAAATAACTTTAAAACCAAAATTATTTGGAGATAAACTTGCAGCCAAGTATGCAATTGATCAAGGTTTGTTTGATACGGAAATTAAAAATTTAAAACCTCAAGATAAAGCATTTATAAAAAATTTTTTAGTAGAAGACCAAGTTATGAGAGAAGTCAATACAGGGTTAGATGTTAAAAATTTTAGAAACATAAATAAAGATAGCATAACAAAATGGATGAATAAGACTGAAAGATTTAAAAATTCAGAACTTAAAAAACAAGCTTTACAAATATTAAAAGAAAATCCACAAATAACTAAATCTCAAGGTGTGTTAGGAACTAAAGATTCTCAACCTCAAATTAAAAAAATATTAAAAGACTTTGAAAAATATGGTTGTGGTTTAGCAGCAGGTGGTAGAATCTTATTTGCAGAAGGAACATTAGGTGGAAAACCAACTGAGTGTGCACAAAGAGGAATTACAAGATTTATTAATGATTTAAGATCAGGAAATTATTCTAAAGCTACAATGAATCTTTTAAGAGGTGGTGGTAATTTAGTAAAAAATATTTTGAATCCAATGGAGTTATTAAAACTTAGAAACTATCTTGGTCCAACAGCTGTGGGTTTTATGGGTTTGTTTGAAGCAGGAGTTATTACTGACGATGTTATCAGACAAGGTACACCGTTAAATGAATCGTTAGCTAACAACTGGTTAACAAAATCTTTTTTACCATATACACAACAATATGCTCAAGCTAAAAATTTATTAGAGTCTGGCACAGTACCATCTAACATGAAAAAATATGTTAAAGACGTAGTAACATTTAATGAAATGTTAATGGATATGAAAGGAATAGAAAGTAGAAAAGATTCTAGAATAATAGATGACACTGGTTATGGAATGATTGATGGAACTTCTGTTTACACAAAAGAACAAGAAGCAAAAGACGAAACAGATTTGATGGAAAAAGCTAAAACTTTATCCGAAAACGTTTTTACTCCAGGAACAGCTAAAGAGTTAGAAATGAAATCATTACAAGATGAAATGGAAGCAACACGAATGGCTAAAAAAGGATTTAGTCCTATCTTTGGTTTTGGTAAATTAAAAGATGTTAGAACTCCAGGATATACCGGCTTTGATTATGTACCACCAGAAGTAACTCCAGATTTAAGACCTATAACTTATCAAGACGCGGAATACACTGATGTTAGAATGCCTGTTGAATTAGAACAAGCTTATATGAATAAATTTGGATTAAAACCAAGAGATAGTTTAAGTAACTATAAATTTAAAGATTCTGATATAAGTGTTTTACAAGAATTAACAGATGATTATAATAAATTTCAAAGACAAAAAGAAGCTTCTAAATATCCTGGATATTTTGGAGCAAATGAAAAATTTTCAGAAGGTGGTATAACAACTTTAAAGGTTGATGAGGAGCTTAAAGAAGCACAAAAAAAAATGAAAAAATTAATGAAACAATATAAAAATAAAGATCTTGATTGGGATGCTGTAAAAAAATCTTACAGAATTTGGACAAAATAAGGAGTAAATATGAGTATAAAAAATAAAAAACAACAAACTAAAAAACCAAGTTTAGCACAAAAGCTTCAAGCTAATCCTGGTTATAAATGGTGGGCAGTACCCCCTAAAAAGGGACCTTTATCACAAGGGTTGAAATTACCACCAAAACAAGTTAAAAAAGTCTAGGAGAACATATATGGCAGAAATAGACAAGTCTCTCCCTAACGAAAAACGACCTGACATAGTTGCAGAAGAGGTTGATGTTACGGAGATTGAAGAAACACCAAAAGGTCCAGTAGAAATTACAGAAGACGAAGAAGGGGCTACAATTGATTTTGACCCAAACGCAATGCCTGCACCTGAAGAAGGTGATTTTTTTGCAAACCTAAATGAATTACTTCCAGAAGAAGACACAAGTTTAATTGGTAATCAATTACAACAAGACTACGCGGAATATAAAATGTCTCGTAAAGAATGGGAGCGAGCATACATTGAAGGTTTAAATTTATTAGGATTTAAATACACAAATAGAACAGAACCATTTCAAGGAGCATCAGGTGCAACTCACCCTGTGCTGGCTGAAGCTGTAACTCAGTTTCAAGCTTTAGCTTACAAAGAATTATTACCTGCAGACGGACCTGTTAGAACAATGGTTATGGGTAAATCAGATCCTATGAAAGAAATGCAGGCACAAAGAGTTAAAAATTTTATGAACTATCAGATCATGGATCAGATGAAAGAATATGAATCTGATTTTGATCAAATGTTATTTTACCTGCCATTGTCAGGTTCTACATTTAAAAAAGTTTATTATGACGATTTATTGGGACGAGCTGTTTCTAAGTTTGTTCCAGCAGATGACCTTGTTGTTCCGTACACGGCTACCTCATTAGACGATGCGGAATCAGTCATCCATGTTGTCAAGATGTCAGAAAACGATTTAAGAAAACAGATGGTATCTGGATTCTATTCTGACATCGAATTGACAAAACCCACAGGCACTATCACTAACGAACTCGAAGAAAAAGAGAGAGAAGTTGAAGGTGTTACAAAATCCCAAAGAGTAGATCCTTTATATACAATTCTAGAATGCCACGTTGATTTAGATTTGGAAGGATTCGAAGACCTTGGCCCCGACGGAGAGCCAACGGGAATAAAATTGCCTTACATCGTTACAATCGAAGAAGGCAGTAGGAAAGTTTTGTCTATTAGACGAAACTTTGCGCCCAATGATCCAAAGAAAAATAAAATCCAATATTTTGTCCACTTCAAGTTTCTGCCAGGACTAGGATTTTATGGCTTAGGATTAATTCATATGATTGGCGGATTGAGTCGTACTGCAACTGCGGCTCTCCGTCAATTATTAGACGCTGGAACATTATCCAACCTACCCGCAGGATTTAAGCAAAGAGGTGTCAGAGTAAAAGATGATGCCGCAAATATACAACCAGGAGAATTTAAAGATGTTGACACTCCAGGTGGTAATCTAAAAGATGCTTTCGTATTCTTACCTTACAAAGAACCATCAGCAACCTTATTACAGTTGATGGGAATTGTAGTTCAAGCAGGACAGAGATTCGCGTCCATTGCTGACATGCAGGTCGGGGACGGGAATCAACAGGCCGCTGTTGGTACGACCGTAGCTCTTTTAGAACGTGGTTCAAGAGTAATGTCAGCAATCCATAAAAGACTTTACGTAGGTCTAAAACAAGAATTTAAATTACTTGCCAAAATATTTGGTGAGTCTTTACCTCCTGAATATCCTTATGATGTTCCAGGTGCATCAAGAAATGTTAAAGCAACAGATTTTGATGAAAGAGTAGATATTTTACCGGTAGCTGATCCCAATATATTTTCTATGTCGCAAAGAGTTTCATTAGCACAAGAACAATTAAGATTAGCAACTTCTAATCCGCAAATGCATAATATGTATATGGCTTATAGAGGTATGTACGAGGCAATTGGTGTAAAAGATATTGATAGAGTTTTACCACCACCTCCACCTAATCAACCAAAAGATCCAGCAATCGAACATATAGATGCAATGGGTGGAAAATCTTTTCAAGCGTTTCCTGGTCAAGATCATAGAGCACACATTACAGCTCATTTAAATTTTATGGCTAGTAACTTTGTTAGAAATAATCCTAGCATTACTGCAGCATTAGAAAAAAATATTATGGAGCATATATCATTGATGGCACAAGAACAGGTACAATTAGAATTTGCACAAGAATTTCAAATGTTACCACAACTACAACAAATGGCTGTTCAAAATCCACAAGCCCAACAACAGCTACAACAAATATCTCAAAAGATAGAAGCTAGAAAAGCACTTCTGATTGCGGACATGACTGAAGACTTTATGAAAGAAGAAAAAGCTATTACTTCTCAGTTTGATCACGATCCATTATTAAAATTAAAACAAAGAGAAGTGGATCTTAAAGCTATGGAAACAGAGCGTAAGATGAAAGAAGACGAAGCACGAATAGATCTTGACAGAGCTAAAATGGTTCAAGCAAAAGATCTAAACGAACAAAAACTTGAACAAAATGAAGACTTAGCTCAATTAAGAGCTGATACAGCTATTGAAAAATCATTGATGTCTGCAGATGTTAAACTAACTTCAGACGCTATGAAGGCTAGAGACGTAAATGTCTTGAAAGGCCCTAAAAGATAGTATACTAACAACTAGGAGAAAACTATGACAAAAGACACATTTAAACAGTTCGTTAACAAAGACGGCTACGCTAAAGGTGGAGTACCTGTAGAAGAATCTCCTCAAAACTTACATTTAGATCCAAGATCTAAAACAAGTATTAGAGGAAGAAATTACATTGCACAGGGAGACACAGTAGACGTTAAAGGCACACGAGCTATTAGAAAAGAAAAGAAACCTGTAAAGGCTACTTGGTACTAACATGTGGTTATCGGCAATTAAATTAGCCGTTTCTGCTGGTAGTAAAATTTATGCTAACAAGCAGAGAACTAAGATGGCTATGTCAGATGCACAACTGATGCATGCCACTAAGATGGCCCAAGGTGAGGAAGCTTACCAAGGAAAACTTTTAGAAGCCCGACAGTCAGACTGGAAAGACGAGGCCGTACTTATAATTTTAAGTTTGCCCGTTTTGGTGCTCGCTTGGGCAGTCGTATCAGATGATCCGACAGCGATGGACAAAGTTAAATTGTTTTTTGACATGTTCTCGCAGCTCCCGTCATGGTTTACAAATTTGTGGATCCTTGTCGTGGCGAGCATATATGGTATAAAGGGAACTCAAATTTTTAGAAACGGAGGAAAAAAATGAGAAATGATTTTGGAACAAGACCATACAAATCAAGATTTGGTGGTAGCCAAGCTATGAAAAAAGGTGGTTCTGCTAAAAAGAAAAAGAAGCAGGGTTCTC